GACCCCTGAATGATCGAACTGGCGATATCATCGGCGCTTTCAGCAAGCGCGGCGAGATACATAGCGATGCAAGCCCGAAGACTTTCCGGATCCGCGGTATCGGCACCTGCCGGTACAGCGAACTCAGTCCGACAGGTCATTACCTGCTTCGGCTGGCCGGATAGGACGTCAACGCCCTTACGGACGCTGGCTACCCAAACATTCTTCGGGTTATTCGCGAGTTGCCCGCTGGCCTGCAGGGCCGGTTGTCCACGAAGGACCGCCGGCCGCGTAAACTGCAGGGTAAACGGGTTGGACGCTGCACTGACCTCGACACCCGTTTGGGTGCCGCCTAGCGTCGTTACGACGTAGGCCTTCGCATTCGCTGGCGCCTGATCGGCCGCCAACGTGTACGTCGGATTTGTCAGACCTGAGAAAGTCGTCAACGCGACGACGGGAGAAGTAACTGCAATCGTCATGATTGTAGCTCCATGTCCTGAGGGACTCCGTTGCGGGCGCTTTTGCGCCCGGCCAGGTATGCACCTAGCAGCCTGTGCTCCTTCACAAGCCTATCGCGGAAACAGTCGAAAAGCACGACCCAGTACTCGCGCACGTTCTCCTCAAGGTCCCGCAAGGTATCGTAGACCTCATCGCCCGGATTCATACTCGCCTTAGCACGGCGAGCACGGTCCATGACGACGGGTCCTAGATCCAGCGGGTCCTCGGTTTGAACGCGCGCTAGGCACATGGCGTGCAACGCGAACGTATCCTGGACGGTCTTCGTGAAGAACATAATCCGCTCGCTCCCAGTTGGGGACGTCGCCCTTGACCAGTTGCCTTTTAGCAGCTCGTCGGCGATGAAGTCCACGTGTTCAACGAGTTCATAACGCTCGCTGTCCACCGGGAAGTTGCGGAACACATTGTCAACGGTCACGGTCACCAGATCTTTGATCTTGGTCATCGTAGTCTCCATTTGGAACTTAGTTAAAGGTCCATTTCCGATCAGCCTGACCCGCTGCAACTAGAGCGGCTATATTAAGCCACTTTAGGCTCCAGTTACCTGGAATCTTGAAGGCGATATTGGGCACGGAGTGCCCAGAATATATCGCCCGAGAGACGTGGCGGGCTGCGCTGAAACTCTCTCCTTGCACTCCTGTTACGGTTATGTCCGGATGTTTATACTCCTGGACAAACTGCCTTAGCTCGATCTGACGCCGCACAGTGCGATTGCACCATGCCAACTCAGTAAAGAGGTTAGACAGCCCGTAAACTATTCCTCCAATGTTGGAGAAGTAGTCCACTAGAAACGAGTAGGGTATCAATTCCCACGCCGTTGGTAGCCACGATCCCGGGTTAAAACCCAGAAGAGCGGCATCCATCGACTGCGGGTCTTGCGCCTTTACTCGCATGGCACCACGGTAAACAACTTGACAGCTGTTGATCGTGGTCTGACGGATCAGCCAAACGGCGAAAGATTCGCCGCCCAGCGACTGTACCTCGTTGGCACTACCCTGTACCCTCTCAGTTGCGGTAATCCGCTTAACCGAGACAGGACGACCGATATTATAGCGATGCAACGCAATGTCTGCATCGCGAATATCGTTCATTAAAGGGCGCCAACCGTACTGCAGCTCAAGCCATGCATCTGCGAGGTTCTTCTTGATAGCCACCAAGTGGCTTCTCATAGGTCCGAGGCGTCGACCGGCGCGAATGCGTCGGAGAACGTCAAGGCCGTCGTCAACTAGACGACGAAGTCCTAGAGCAGGATTTCTAAGGGTCTGAAGAGTCTGCCGGAGCTCCCCAATCACAACACCGCCTTGAATGGCGGTATTGATCAAAGAGAGCTTCTGCTGAAACTTCCCGAGTGCAAGGTTATCGGCATTCGTTGCATCAACCGAAGCAGGGTTGCCGCCAGGGACACCATGGTACATACCATGGAGCCCTTTCGTCTTGATATAGAGATTGACGTTCGGGTTTTTATGCCTGAACGTCCAAGATCCGCTTTTCACGCGGACCTCTCCGCTCGTTCCATCCATCGAAGTGGTGGCATTTCTGCCATCCTTCAACGCCTGTTGCCAATCGGGAATATTATCCCCGAAGGTAACGGAGTCGGTCCACGTTGTAGTGGAAACGACCGGCGGGACATTGTTGATCAAATGATCTTCAAGGTCATAATAGTACAGCGAATTGCTGCACTGATTGGAGTGAAACGACGATCGAGACGGCATTTGTGCTGCCCTCCTGCAAGGTTAAAGAACGTAGGTCTACGTGGGGAACAACCCCAAACAGACAGGAGCAGGCGCTTTGTGCGTGAAAGCACGGGGCGCCTG